ACGCGGCCTTGTCGAAGTTCGGTGGCACGCTGATGTTGAAGATGTTCGTCACCCCACCGACGCCACCGCCACCGTTGCTCATCGAGCCGAGCTGGTTATTCGGGATGACCGTCCCCGCCGTGTTGGGCACGAAGATCTCCGGACCTTTCTCGCCAACGAGTCGGGGGATGTTCCCAGGGATCGGACCGCCCATCGCCGACTTGCCAACCAGAGGTGTATGCACGCCCGCATAACTGATGTTCGTGTAGACGCTCTTCGGGATCGCGTTCAACTGGTCGATGTACTGCTGGATCGCCACATACAACGCCGAGCCGGGTTTCACCGTCGCCTGCAAGTTCTGGAGACTCACGACCTGCGCCTCGTTCTTGACCGTCGCCTCCTCCGTCGCCGTGACGATCCGACCGTGGCTCTTCTCGATACTGACAGCCAGATCGGCATCAGCGCCGGACGTCGCCAACATCTGCGTCTGCGCGTCGATAAGATTCTGTTTCACATCGGCCAGCGACGTCTTCTTGTTCTTCAACGACTTGTTATACGTGTCGATCGCCGTCGCCGCGTTCAGGTCGCCCTGCTGCGCGGCGAGCGTCGAATCCATCACACCGCGCTGCGCGTCCTGCAAATCTTTGAGCGCAGTCTGCTGCTCGTTGTACGAACCCCTCAAGACATCGGCCTGAGTCGCCGCCAGCTTCTGCGCACGGACGACACCCATGATGCTGTCACCGAGCCCGTCGTGACCAGCCGACGCCGCTTTCGCCGCCGCAGTCACGGCGAGGATGCCGGTGCCGAGGCCGTCGCCTTCGATCTTCGCCGACTTGAACGACGCCGCCACCGACGTCACCGACTTGTCGAGCCCGGCAAAGATGTTCACACCCAGCGCAGCCGTGTTGAACGCCTTGTTGTACTTGTCGGTCAGATCACCCGTCGCGACCTGCACGAGCTTGATCGGGTTTATCGCCACCTGCAACGCCTTGACGAAGTTCCCGAGACTCGCGCCGGGGATGGCGTCACCAAGATCGTTCAACGGGCCGACGATCGACGAGACGGTTCCCGTCAGTTCGGTCAGGACCGGGATGACCTGCTTCCCGACCGTGAGCTGGAAGTCGTAGAACTGGTCCTTCAGGTTGTCGAGGGCGACGCCGTAGTCCTTCGCCTCTTTGACCTTGGCGTCGGAGAACACCTGCGCCTTGTCGACCTTGTCGAACGACGCCTTGATCTTCTCCGAGCCGACATCGATCAGCGGGATGAGTTCCTGATACGACTTGCCAAACGCGGCGGTACCGAGCGCAGCCTTCTTCGCCGGGTCGGTCGTGTGGTTGTAGGCGTCGATCACGTTGAACGTGGACTGCGTCAAATCGACGCTGCCGTCCTTCGTCTTCGCCACCGCCACGCCGTACTTGTCGAGCGCGCCGATGTTCGCGCCGAGCGCCTTACCGAGCTTCCCGACCGAACCGGCCAGAGTCTCCGCAGATACCCCGTAGTCGTCGGCGACGGCGATGAACCGCGACGCCGCATCCGTACTCGTGCCGGACACCACCGAGAACTTCTCGACCTGCTTGCCGAGTTCGGTGAACTTCGCTGCGCTGTTCACCGCGAACTTGGCGATCGCCACCCCGGCGCCGGCCGCAGCCAACGGGAGAGCACCGGAGAGCGCACCGGACGCCAAGCCGTCTACCGACGAACCGAGGCTGCTGATCGAGGTCGACGCGATCGAGCCCTTACCGAACGACTTGGTGAACGCGGACGACACCTTGCCGCCGATGCCCGCTACCGACTGCTCGGCCGTCTTGCCCAGCTTGTCGAACTCGCCCTGCACCGACTTGATGCCCGACTTGGCGCCTTTGTCGTCGACAATGATCGCGACTTTGACTTCGTTCTTAGCCACGGCCCGTCCTCCTCAGCGCGTACGTCTTCACCGTCTCGAACAGATCGGGTTCGACCTCGGCCAGGCGGAACAGTCTCAGGGGATCTAGGCCGCACTCGACGGCGAGCGCCGAGATCGTCCAGAAGACGCTGCCCGGCGGGGCGCTTTTCCCTGAGTCGCCTCGCCGTACTGCACGAGTTCGACATCGGCGGTGTCGAGAAAGTCGTCGAACGACTGTTCGTGGATCTTCAACCGTTGCAGGCAGGTGTAGACGAGGAGGGCGTCGCAGTACGAGGTCCACGCCTTCTCGTCGAGGAGCTGCTGGTACGCCTTGCCGACCTTGACCTCGAAGCGGGCCAGATCACCGAAGAGGATCGTCACCTCCTCCGAGCGTTCGCCCCATGTCACCTTGTATCGCCACGGAATCAATCGAGCCCCACTCTCTTGATGACCTCGTTCACGCCTTGCTCGATCTGTGCGGCGACCTCGTCCTGCTTCGCTTCGAGCGCCGGGTAGATGAACCGGCCTTTCGCCGGCCCCGTACCGGAACCGGACCACGGACCCACCGAGCGGGGGTTGCCGTGGCGCGGGTTGCGGGTACCGAAGTCGAGCCATCCGTAGTAGCGGACCGAACCTTTGCCGCCGACAACGAACGCCGACGCACCCGAGGTGCCCGCCTTGATCGAACCGGCAGCGCGTCCGGTCCTCGACGGGACACGTCCTCGCGCGTCCGCGGCGACGATCTCGGCGCCTTTCTTCAGGGCGAGGCGAACCTCTTTCTGGGCGCCGGCGTCGCCGATCTCCTTGAGGCCGGCCTTGACCTCTTTCAGGCCGGTGACGACGATCGGCATCGGCTATGACGTCGGGTAAGTCATACCGGACTGGCTCGAGTTCTTGAACACCGCCGTCGTGTTATTACCCTGCGTGTCGGTGACGCCGCCTTGGAGCATGTTGTACGTCGTCAACAAGGCGGTGAGGAGCGCGGCCGGGTTCGTCGCCGAGCGCGCAGCGGACGTCGCTCTCACCTCGACTGTCACGCCGGTCGTCGAGCCGATCAACGGTTGCAACGTCGCGTGGGTCTTGCCGGCAGCGAAGTCCTGGTAGAACTGGATCGTTATCGACGCGTCACCGAGACCTTTGGTGATCGCCTTCGACGTCGCACCGAACGCGGTGATGTCCACCTCGGTGCGGGTGTCCTCGACAGTGATGTTGAACGCGTGGTCGCTCAACGTCACACCGTTGACGATCACTAGTCCATCGGTCAGTACGAATGCGGCCATCGTTTACTCCTTGGGTGTTTCGCTGGATTCGACGACCGGTTCGTCGTCGACACGTTCGATGTGGCCGCCTTCGATGAGCAAGGCTTCCTGCCCGAGCGGTATCGCCATCGTGAACGTCCCACCCGGTTTCGTGCCGTGGACTTCGCTACCGCCGATCACCCGATAGGTGTTGGGGAGCAGCTCGAGCAGCCCGGACGCCAGGTTGGCGGCCTCATCCTCGACGGAGAACTCCTGGTCGAACTCTTCGCCCTGCGTGTACGAGGCGTCGGCCGTATGCACGGTGAGAGGCAGAAGGACCTTGTAGCGGTTCATGGCTGCGTCAAGTTGAAGACGCCGACTGTTACCGACGTAGTGAACCCGTGGGTGACCGTTGCCAAACCGGTCGTCGGATCCGCGAAGAACTGCGCCGGAAACGGACCGATCATCCGTTCCTGCGCGTTCGTCACCGACACCGAGTTGTCGGAGATCACAAGGCCGGGCGGGTCGCCGGCGAGTACCTGTACGACACAGGTGTCGGGTGATCCACCGGCGTTCTTCACATGGATGAACACCTGAGCACCCGGCGTGAACGTGTCCGTCGCCGCCACCGCCGCATAGGTGGGGGTGATTCCGGTGCGCGCAATGTTTTGGGTGGTGAGAAGTGCCATGCAAACGCTCCTTGATTATTGCGGGAGGGAGATGTCGACGGCGATCTCGGCCGACGCAAACCAGTTGTTCGTATCCGGCGGGATCGGTATCCACCCGGCGTTCTCCGCGCGACGCACCACCAGATCGCCGACCAAACCACCGAGCGTTTTATCCGCCGTCGCGCCGGCAAGCGCGTCCGGCACAGACGAAGAGGTGCCCGTGCCCGTCGACAACCAGGACGAGATCTTGGCGGTGCCTTCGTCGTCGCCGAGTGACGCGAGGAGGATGACGCGGAAGTTGACGGCGACGAGGCCCCGGTGCATGGCTTGGAGGTAGTCGATGAACTCGCCTTCGGCGGGGGCGATCACTCCACACGGCGCGTTCGGCGACCGGGTCGGATGCGAATAGCACCTGCCAGTAACCCCTTCGACCACGGCGGCGAGCGCCTGGCGGATAGCGAGAATATCCATTAGGCGATGCCGAAGACGTTGTCCGTGTACCGGTAGAGCGCCAACAGATTCGCGACCATCCTGTTTTCGCGGACCATCAGTACACCCATCTCACCGAACCCGGCGACACCGAACTGGTTGTCCTTCATGTGATAGAGGTCGGCGGCGAGGATGCGGCAAGCATCCTTCACCGGTACCGGCACGGACGGCCATCCCCACTTCGCCGTTATCGTCACCGTCGCCTGACCGGGCCAGATCGGATAAGCGAAGAAATCAAGCGCCAACCGGATTCGGGTGTACGGCCACGGACGATTGTTGGGGCCGATCCCGTTCAACGGTTCCAGCTGGTAGGTCGTGTGCGTCCCGAGCGTGTCGGCGACGATCAGCCCCGAAGTCGAACCGATGTCTCCGGTTTCGAGGACCTTCGAATCGGGCGGGCAGAACGTGAGAGCCGTCGCCGATGTCTGCAATGTAAACGTACGGCCGCAGTAATCCTCGACAGCAGCCTCGGCGGCGTCGATGGCCGACATCAGCACCGTCCACGACTCCGAGTTCGGTGAGATGTTCCCGAGCCGAGTCGCCATCTCATCAGCAGTCGTGTAGTTCGGCATCAGGAGATCCGAAGTCGAACGGCCGGCGGGCGTTGCAGCTCGGCGAGCGGTTCACGCACAGGTTTGACGGCACGCAGAACGGCGGTCATCTGGACCACGACGTTGCGGAGCGACATCACGTCTTGCAAGATGTCCTCCTTCGCTACACCGGAGTAGTGCGCCGGCAGATCGAGGGTGATCGTCTCCACTTCCCAGTCGCCGCGGTAGCCGTAGTCAGCCCGGTGGTAGGCGGGCTGCGAGAAGTAGAGAAACGAGTTGAGGAACATGCGCCGGACATGCGTCGGATCTTCATCGGCATCGTCCGAACTTCCGTACGGACAGGCGACCGTGAAGGAGGCGTCGGGTTTCGCACACCGCCACGCTTCCTGCATGAGCGGGAGCGGATAGCGGATGTGCTCGAGGACGTGGATGGCGGCGAACTCGTCGACCGTGTCGTAGAGCCACGGGAACGTCACCTTCTCCGGGTCGTCGAGGTCGACGACGACGTCGACGCCGGGTAGTGGGACACAGTCGACGTTCACCCAGCCGGCCATCGCTCGTCGGCCGGCGCCGAGGTTTACTTTCACGCGTCGACCTCCGCACGGACGGCGCGCGCCGTCTGCTGGGCGAGGAACACGTCCTCGTCGGCTACGAAAGATTTGACGTGTCCCGTCTTCGCCGCCGTGTCGAGGTGGATCGGGTAACCGAACGAGCCGGCGGTCAGACAGAAGAAATGGTCCTCGGAACACACCTTGCCGTGAAGGACTGTCTCACGGAACCACGGCAACGGATGACCTGCCGCCGTCCACCGAGGGTCGGACAGGACCGAACGGTGGACGAGCAGACAGGCCGCCCCGGTCGAATGAACCTGCACGACCGAATCCCGCGGATACGACGACCAGTGCTGCATCCGGCCCGTGTCGTCGAGCGTGTAGATCGTCGGGAACAACTCGAGCGGCGTCCCCAAACAGGCGTTGAACCGCTCGACGCCGTCGATCTTCAACGGACGCACGCCGAAACAGAGCCCGCCGACGATCGGACGCGCCTTCGGATGTGCGGTGGTGAGCAACCGGTCGAGGATGTCGTCACCGAACGTCATATCCGTATCAACCATCCACAACCACTCCGGGCGCTGCGGATGAGCGAGGAAGTTGCGCACAATGTTGCACCGGCCGGCCGAAATGTTCGCCGAAGATTCCTGGTCGAGTTCACCGATGATGCGGCGGAACCCGTCGCGGACGTACACCTGGTTCAACGACCGGCGCCACAACGGGCTGACGTTGCCGGCCGGGTGGACGAACCCGACCAGCACCTTCGTCATTTGCCGCGTTTCTCGCCGGGAGCCGCGGTTGCCTGCTCCACGGCGGGGAACGCATCCTCGAACAGCTGGGTCCGCTTGTCACGGGTCAACCGCAGGATGACCTCGTCCTTGTCGTCGTAGATACCGGGTTCGATGACGGTGATCGAGCCGTCCTCGTTCCCGAGCGCGATCGACTCGAGGATACGTTTCGCCATC